TAGTCACCTGCCTCGGTAATTCGTGCATAATTCTTATCACGGGAAACAAATAGATTTTTTAAATTCATAGTTCTTATTTTATATAGAGTTGTAAACGGTACTCTTTTTGGTTTTATTCACCAGGTTCTGGTTGAGGGGCTCCTCCCTCGGGTGGCGGACCTCCTGCTGGTGCTCCTCCTGGTGGTGGTGGCGCTCCTCCTGGTGCTCCTCCTGGTGCTCCTCCTGGTGGTGGTGCTTGTGCGGCTGCTTGTTTTTCAGCTTGTTTTTCGAGTTGAGATTGTAAAATGTCGATTTCCATATCATTCATCTTATAGAAGTTCTTATAAAGATACTCATCAGAGAATAACATTAAACCTTTTACAGCTTGTACTACTCGAGTTTTCTGTTCTGCCAACTCTAACTTTCGTTTCTCGCTTAGGTCGGATGGGGGTGCCAACTTAATCTTAATTGGATTAATCATAGACTTAGGGAACTTACGCAACTCTAAGTGACGCTTGATAAGTGTTTCTAAACACACTTCCGCATCGCGTTGTACGCGCATGACGGCTTTAGCAAACTTAGCGTCGAGTTGAGATAGGTTAGCTTTACGTTCCGGGGACTTGTCCTTTTCTACAATGAAATCCTTAGGAATCTTCATAGAAGCTAATACCTTGTCACGGAAGTAGCGAACATCATCAATCTCACCTAGGTTCTGTGCACCCGGAAGAGTTTCAATTTTAGTACCTTGCCCATTCTTCATTGGAACGAAGAAATCTTCTTCGGCTGATAGTGGGTTAAATCTTTCGTCGGCGTTGCCGCTCTCGTTATTAAAGAACTTTTCTTTCTTGAATTTCGCCTTAATACGCTCCATAAACATCTCCACCTTAGTTTGGGGGAGATTTCCGGTATCAATATAAAAGATACGTCTTTCTGGTGCTCTGTGTAAGCGGTAGATAAGCATCGCATCTTCCATCATGCGTAGTGATTTCCACGAACGTACACCAGGAGCGCAAATAGACTTACCATAAGGATAATAGTTAGAATCCGAAGTATGAAGTCTAAAATGGACTATCTGGTTTCTATCAAGTTGAATGGTGTTTTTCTTGTCAAGTTTTGCTCCTTGTCCGTATTGTTGGGCTGCCGCAGTACTTTGAGGAACTTCCTGGATAAACCCTTTAAGGTATCCAAACCTATCTTCACGACGGAAAATAAATACAGGGTTTAGAATCTTTAGGCGTTGAATACCAGCATCTGGGTTATTCATGTCTACGATGTTCTCTACGAAACAGTCACCATACTTACAGGTATTACGAATAATATCCCAAAGGTATTTGTCTAAATCAGTCTCTGCGACAAATTCATCGACAGCTTCCTTAACTTGAGGGTCTTCAGTCTCAACCTGCAACATCTCTCCATCTAGGTGGGTTTGAGTAGCATCGTCTGCGTAGATGTCTAATGCAGCGCCAATCTCAGGGTACTCATCCATCTTTTCATAATCTTGGTACCTACGCCGGCGTTCGTATTCTACTTGAGGGAGAGAGGTAGCTCCTTTTACAACATTAACAGAACCTTGAATGGCTCCTCCGTCAGGCTCTCCATCAGCGTTCTTTACTACATCACCCCGGTAAGGGTCTTGGGTAGGGGGTCTACCCGGTTTTCTTTTTGTAGTAAAAAAAGATTTAAAAAATGCGGCGAATCTGCCGGAGAGGGGGTTACCCGTCCCGAATGTGTTGGAGCCAGGGAACGCGGTATAACCGGCATTCTCCTCTAGATTCTCGTCTAAAGGCTCGTCTTTGTTGTTGTTATCGTTTAAATCCATTTTCTATAGTCTTCGAATTCTTGGTCCTTATTATATGTACCCCTTGAGAAACCCGCAGAACCTAAATCTTTTGTGCCAGGTTCTACCATTTCTCCTTTTGTAATTGAGATGGGGCTTTTTGAGACGATGTCACCCATTACAGTGGCACCAATAGCCATACTCATGACCAAATCGTCGGCAAATCCATCTTCTGCTTGGATTTTACCAGTCTTACTTATTATAAAAGTAGTTAGCTCCTTAAAACTTCTCTCCGAATTCACTTTTATTTTTGAAGTTTTCAAATTCTCTTGCAAATTATTTAAAATTTGGTCTCTATTCTTGTTGTTTACCAAATATCCCATCTCTCCTTTCTCATCTGTCCACATATTTTCATACTCATGAACTTCAAACAACTGTTCGATAAGAGCGAGACCCAATCCGTTTCTTTCCGGGCACACATAAGCAGTGTTATATTTTAAACCTTCCTGAGCAATAATCTTTGCAAAATCGTTTAAACCTATCCGGTTACTATAAAACTCAGCTACTTGGGTGCCGTTGTAAAGATTAATAACATGGAATGCTGAGTAGTCTCGGTCTCTACCGAAAGAGCTGTCGGCTGCTATCAGATAAGTATGGTAGGGTTGAGGTTCTTCCCAAATACGCATCATATTGTAATGGGTTCTGTAGAAGTCCTCAGAGGTTTGGGTCTTAACTTTCTTAAGGGTGCCCCCATCAATAAAGGTTTCACCTGTTCCTAGGAATTCTCCTTCATATTCTTGGAGCCATGCCCGTTCACCAACGTTACTCCTAGTCTCTTCAGCCCACTCCTCCGTGTATTCGGGGTGCTCCCTCCAGTGAATGTTGATTGTATGGAAATTATTTTTTCCTAATTCAGCATCATGATAGAGCTCGTAGTAGAGGTTTGCCATACCATTAACGGTGGACAGAATAAACGCTGAGCCACCGGTAGAGATGGTAGGGTAGATAGCCATCCAGAACTCAGTCATCTTATCAATGAATGCAGCCTCATCTACAATTAAAAGGGAAACAGACTCTCCACGCCCCGCTCCAGCCGGTTGTGATTTAATCTTACTTCCTGTCGATAACTTAATAACGTGTTTGTTCCTTTCAATCTCCGCTGGCTTTAGCCATGCAGGTAAATCATCGTACATACTAACAGCTCTGTCTAAGAAGTCTCTGGACTCCCGGTCACCAATAGAAACAACCATGACGTTCTTGTCTTTGTTAAATATAATATACCAAAGGGCATAAGCTGCGCAAATAGTGGTAGCCCCAGCCTGACGGAACTTTCTCATGAGGTTGAATCGATGGTTTCCGAATTCATTTACAATTCTTTCCTGGAATCTGTACAAATCGAACTTCACGCGCCCGCGCACGGGATGAGTGATATACACGTAGTTTTTGATAAAGTACGCAGCGTCTTCACGACACTTTTTTATTTCAGATTTTAGTTCTTCAGGATTCATAAAATAACACTATTATATAGCATGAGGAAAGTTGCATTTATACCTACCCGCGAGGAGAAGGACCGACCTATTAAAACCTTTTTGGAAAAAGCAGGGTGGGAAGTTTATTATATCATAAAAGATTCTATTTTTGACGCATATACTTATGCAATAAAAAAATATGATTTAATGGCTAAAGATAAAGTTATCATGTGCCATGACGATATCGAGGTTTTAACTACACCTGAAGTGTTTAATAAACTTATCGATAATAACATTACAGATAAAACTGGGTTCCTAGGAATCGCCGGTCCCAAGAGACTGAATAAGACTGCTTGTTGGTGGCATGGGCTCGGTCGCGAGTACCCTCACCCGGACTCATTCCTACAAGGAATGGTATTCCATGGCTCCAGTTTAGAAGATTGTTTTCCCACTTACTACGGAGGCTTCGGCGAAGTAGAGGTACTAGATGGACTATTTTTAGTAACGACAGGTGCAACCCTTCATAACATCAGTACTAAGATGCCCAAAGACTTTGTTGGTAAGTGGGATTTCTACGATATTTACTACACATACCAAGCTCAGGCTAAGGGAAGAAAAAATAAAGTAATCCCTCTTCCTATACTGCATCACTCCGTAGGGGATGGCGCTTTGAACGAAGATTGGGATACCAATCGTAAAGTGTTCATTAAAAAATACGGCTCAAAGTTTATTGATATTGAGCTTCCACCCCAAAGTCAACTGCCAAAACCGGTTTAGGATTTCCTGTGAATTTCTCTAAAAGGTCAGCAAAGCTTTCCGTAACAGATTCACAATTGGAAGCAATCAAAACCCAGTCTGAGTTGCTCACTACCTTTTCACTGGCTTTGTACCAGTCTCTAGACCACCCAAGGGGGTCAGCTTTATGTTGAGATAAAATAATAACCTTATCTGCTTTTGCACATGCGACATCTAAAATACATTTCTCTTCCTCTGTCAGTGTACTAAAAAAAGATTTTGAAGGAAAAACCAGTCGAAATGGAATTTCGTTTATCATAATGAGGGGAAGTAGGTTAATGTTCACCCCTCGAGTTGGACATATATACATTACTGATGGTTGATATCGAATAATCGCATCCATCACTTTTTGAAGCCCATGCCCTCGTGCGTTCGAGATATGGGAATTATTCATAGGAGGGAAATAATTTTCTCCTAACAACGCAACTCTCGCATTTTTTTTCATATGATTCATAAATTATTACTAATTTCTTGCCTACTCTTATCTAGCATAAAAGGCATCGATACCACTAAAGTCCGGTACGGGGACATCACGGAATTCGTAGAAGGTCAGAAGGTATACCTCGTAGATTCCCAGGAAGTTTACCGCCAAATGAAACCTTATAAGACTATAATTAAAGAGAAAGCTAAAGAGGGAACTGCTCGTTACGCCAAATTAATGCGTCAATGTACAACCCTATATAAAGCTACACTAGGCAAATCAGGATATCCCCTGATTGTCGAAATCGATGGGGTGGATAAAACCCTCCATAAAACAGAGGACGTAACAAAAAAAATAATAAGTCTTCTAACACCCGCCGAAAGGGGGAATAAAAATTATGAATCATTACTTTACACATTTTGATAAGCTCTTCCACGAGCTTCAATACGGCTTTGACGAGCCACAGCCACAGCAAGTTAAAGATACTTGCAGATTGCCCAAATACCCAGTTAGCAACTGCTACCTGTCAGAAGACCAAAACTCACTCCACTTTGAGTTTGCTCTTGCGGGGTATAAGGAAAAAGAAGTACAAGTTATCGGAGGTAATAACTCCTTTACTGTCCGAGCGCAAAAGGAGGAATCCTTAAAAGCTCACATGCTTCTACATCATGGAATCAGTGGCAAAGACGTTGATTTCTCTATGAAAGTGGATGAGCAATATGATACAAAGAAAGCTAAAGTGGTTTTTGAGAATGGGTTACTGTCTGTAACTATTCCTAAGGCTAAAGAGGCTGAATCTGTTATGCTATTCGGTTAAATATATATTTGTTCTTTGGGATGGTCCCCGTAAAAAGACTAAACCCAGGAAGTGAAAGCCTCCTGGGTTTTTTATATTGTCTTGTTAGGTTAGACGTCCATCAAACTGAAATCCATTAACTCCCAATTGCCTGCTGTGAGAGGAGGTGATACGCCGTCGTTTTGGTAACGTAGACCTCCATTACACACGCGAGCGATAATCTGTCTCGCAACGTTATTGGATAAAT